ATAGATACTATCAGCATCAAACTTATCTAGGAGTTCATTAATAAGCTCAAGTCCTGTAGACAACATAAATGCATCTGGAGTTTCGTTAACAGCTAACTCGCCAAGCAAATAAAGTGAATTAATGATTAATTCATTTGTTGTTCTAACGATTTGAGACATAGCCCCTCCTGTCTAATAAATCACAAAAAATCGACACGTCCTTAAGACATGTCGATTGGGTGTACTTATTTCAGAGGGAATGCATCATCTAGCCCTTTGCATAACTTACGAGCTGACATTTTGGCTTTTTCGCCATCATTGCTCATAAATGCATCAAAGTGCTTCATCTCTTTAGGAGCACCAGGACGATTGCCCATTCGGCCTTTCATCTTGGCTTGTTCTGCGCGCACAAATGCATTGTTAGATTGAACCATTTTGTCATCTTTCATTTGGATTTCTCCTGTAATTTAGCTCTAGGCTGAGAAGACCTTGTCTTTGTAGACACAGTCTTTGCAGCCTTTTCCTTTTTGATGTCTTCTTCTACCAAAGCACGATAATCTTGTGCCTTGGCTGGACTATCAAACCAAACTCCAGATGCTTTGAGTTTGTCTGCTTCATCTGCTTCAACAACACGCATGCTATCGATTGGATGATAAACACAAGTCAGCATCATTCGCTCCTTAAGACAGTACGCGAACTGAATATTGTGCATGCCACTTAAAGCCGCACAAAAGGTCAATACGCATATAGTTTTGGTAGCCTAAAATGTCACCGGTTTGCGTGACTGCAAGTGATAAGCCAGTTTCAGGATCGACCGCAACTGATGCATAAGGAACTTGCAGTTTGTAAAGCGGAGGACAAACGATATCTAAGCCCCGGCTTGGGTATGCAACGTTTACGTTATGACTTCCAACCATGGTGACTGGAGCATCATCAGGTATAGCGTTACTCACGTTACGGTTCGGATTTGTAGTATCAGAGATAATGCTTGGAGCCACAGAAACTGTAATAGCGCCTGCATTACTAGAACTTGCGTTAGCAGTAACAACCCATTGCATATCTTGACCAGTAGCTGCGCGTCCTACAGGGTTAACAGATTCAACGCCTCCAATTGAAATCACATCCCCAACTACAAAATAGTCAGCGATATTGATTGTTGCGCCATCCATGACAATAGTACTTCCAGAGGCTACGGCACCATTAACTAGAAGAGCATCAGATGAGTGTAATCTTGGGCCCGCACCTGCAGTGTGTCGTTTAATATTTTGAGATTGGAATATATCAAAATATGATAAGTGGCCAATTGCAGAAGAACGTACGATATCTTCATTAAACACAGGTGTGAAGTTATTTAACAATGCACCTTTTAAGGATGAACCATCGCGAACAGTCATTGCCATATAAGCATCAGAGGCAATATTAACGCCCTGCTCAAGAAGCTTGGCACCAGCCGTATCAACAGTAGTAAATGAGTTAATTGCAACGCCTGCAGTACCTGTGAAGAAGTTAAGTTCTTGTTCAGCAGCAGAGGCGATATCCTTTTCCATTTGAGTGATAACTTCTTGAATCGCAGGAGCGATAAACAAGCGTGAGAAATCCTCAATTCTTAAAGACAAATCTTGAATGGTGTATGCAATCAAAGCATGATATTGGTGAGCAATCACAATATTTTCAACCGTTTCAATGATTGATTGTGGGGTTGCTACTGAACCATCACCGACGATGAAATGGTTTTGTCTGCGAACTTGTAGGGTGTCACCGATTTTATAGCCAGAAGACACGAAGTCATCTTGATAAATTCGGGATGCAGTCATAACAAAAGGCGCGTTGTTGGCAAACATTGCCAATGCAGTATTACTGACTAAGTCAGTTGTAATAAATTGGTTGGACATTATAGGGCTCCATTTAATCCATTAAATGGCACCTGGCCGAATCCAGGGTCTCAAGCGAGTTTTATCCTTAAAACCCTTGGTTCACTTCCATGTGCCAGCCTTCATCTGGTCTCTGATGACAGAGACCGGAGTCTTATCCGTGATGGCTTGTGAAGAAGCGGGATTTTGTCTGACTGCACCTAGAGGTGCGGGTTTTGATGACGATGATTTCCCGTTATTGCCACCCATCAGAGAAAACGACAGCTTATTAACTTCACGAGCCTGGTCTAGGGGATGGAGTTTTGAGATTCTTTCGAGATCGGAACGATTTTTACCTAATCGATAAGCAACTTCGGCTGGATTTTCAACGAGCAGTAATGCGTCTCGCACATGCGGCGTGAATGGGACCTCGTCCCCTCTTACCACATCGTCAAAATCCTCGTACTTATCAGATGCACGGTCAAACTCATCATTTAAGCGCTGGTACTGCTTATGTACATGAGCTTGTCTTTCTGCATCTTTAGCTTGTCTCTCTTCATGTTCCTTCATTCCAAGAGCCATGCGTACGGCACGTTGTATTCGGTCCTCTTCATTACCGCCTGGCGCACTGGGTTGTCCAGGTGAATTATAAGGATCGGGTTGGTATGTCGATGTATGCGGGTTAGCACTATCAGTGCCCATCATTGATTGCATTTGCGATAAACGCTCATGCAAAGCCCTGATTTCCCTCTGGTGTTTTTTGGCCTGCATCCCTAAACGTTTTTTGACGCTTATGGGGTCGTCCTCATTCGCAAGTCCTTGTGAGTCATCGGAACTTCCTTGCTCCTCCGCATCACCTGGGCCTACGCCACCATTCTCTACATCTTCACTATCACCGCTTAAAGATTCGGCTAATGCATTCTGATCTTCATCCATGAGTCTCTTTCTCCACATCGACACGTCCAAGTGCCCTAGACCTTACGGTAGGCCTGAAACCCTGAGGAATTCCATTTCCTCGTTAGGTAGAATTATCCCGGAAATGATTCTATGAGTAAACCCCATATGTACGACTTGGTAAAATAGTTGGAGAATTGTGAACTTATTAGAGGTTATCAGATATGCTGATTAAAAAACCCAGCAAACCCATATTGGGCCTACTGGGTTATCTTTATTTAGATGGTTTTTGAGGATTTTGGTGTTTATGAATATCTGTAAGGACTGCCGCAAGCTTTGATGCAAAATCTTTCTCTGACTTTTCAGACTCAAGCATAAGTCTTCCGCCTTCTAACTGAAGTTTATGACGCTCAAGACCACGTTTTTCTTTCATTTCTTGGGCTTTCATAATCATTTCAGCTTGTTCTAGCAGATGCTTTTCTTTACGAATGCGCAACTCTTCTGCTCTTTCCATGATTTGCTGCTCTTCAATCTTCATCTTCTGCTCATTCATAGCCATTTGCTGCTGCTTTTGCTGCATTTCAGCTTGCATCATTTGCTCTTGCGGTGAGGGAGGCTGAGGAGGTAATTGTTTGCCTTCCTCTTTAGCCAATATTTGAGGAGGTACAAGTGTTTTGAAGCGCTCTGCAATTTGCGGCATGAATTGAACATCCAAATTCTTAGCCCATAAATCCGCAATAAGCGGGAAAGTTTGCGGGTTAGCCTGTATCGTTTGTTGGAAAAATTCAAGAGCGATATCTTTTTGTACAGCAAAACTTGGACCAGTATCAATTTCCACATCATAATCACCTGCATCTAATACATTATCTCGAATTGGCTCACCATCTTCTGTTTCACCAGTGACTTTATTTAGCGTAATAGATTCGGTGCGGCCATCAGCTTTAGATACAACCATATGGCGCTCATACTCACCTGCAACCACAGGCAACAAGTCAAGAACGACCCGGCCACCCTGCTCTACTGCTTGATTAAGATTGTCAAACCAAACAAACGCAGACATTGAGCCTTCCATCTTGCGCTCACGCCGCGCCTTACCTGACATGTCATGGCCTTGAAGCGATTCATTCTCAGAAAACCCCAGAATTTCGCGCATATCTTGTGAGCCGCGTTGAAACTGTTGCAATAATGTAGGTGATAAATCCCATGGAGGCATCTTTTGAGGCATGGCACCTGTTTTTGGGTCTGGTTTTGCTGTTAGGATTCCCGCTTGTAGCTCAGGATTACGCCATACTTGCTCATTACCAAGAATGTTATCAGGTGTTCCAAGCCATTGTTCGCGTCTACGGTTCTTAATCTCTGCTGCAATCTCAGAGCCAACATAGTTAATAAACTTCTGGGCATCTTTTGCTTCATGAATGAAAGATCGCGTATATTGCTTGCCATTAATGTAGTTTGAATCACCATCAACAAAGATAATGGGTAGGAATTTAGAGGGCCAATCGGTGAAGTCAATGATTTGGTTTTGGGTTAAGAAGTACTGTCTAATCCGATAGTCTTTACTATTGCGCTCACCAACAATTTCAGGGATATCTCGAAGTATTAAATCACCTACAACTTGTGATGAAGATGCTAGTTCCTTCTTCATCTTAATATCTTTTTGCATATCATCCCATTCATCTGCTGTCACACTTTGTCCATTAGAGAGCAGGTATAACTTAACGGGATACCATTCTTTTTGCGTATGTTTGCAAACAACAATTGTGTCTCGTGTTTCCCATTGGAAATCAAGTAATGACCTTGGGTCTGAGTATGATACAGGGTTCATTACATGCGGATATGTTGCATAGAACTCTTCTTTCGTATAAATATATTGGCGAGAACAAAAATTACCATCGCCTTTATGGGGCATCATAGCTGTTGGATCGAATGATGTTCGTGAGGCATCTGGAATGAGTTCATACCGAATGGTTTGGTTAAATGATGTGGGACTTTCATAATCAAGACATATCTCAAAAGCACCATAACCCATCATTAGCGCAGATTTAAAGGCCGTCTGGTAAACGAGGTCGTTCTGGCTCTTATATGAAATTGTGCGCACTAAATCAGCGCGTAAATCGATTTGTTTTTGTTGGGATTTACCGGTTAATGAGCGCACCATCAGGTCAGGTTTGTTTTTCCTTTGCTCACCAACTATTTTTTTGGTTGTATCATAGAGCTTGTTGAAGGTCATGGCGGGTTTGAATAATCTTGAAAACTCGGAACGCTCAACCGCTGACCATTGGTCACGTAACAAGAAATTCATATCATCGCGGCCACGAACTACGTTCTCATTGAAGTATCCATCCCATAAAACCAGGTCTTCACGCGCTTTTTTTAATATTTCTGCTTGATCGATACCTGCTTCTTCAAGCCGCTCTTGCAAGCGTTCGTTGATATTGTTTGCTTCTTCAACTGAGATTTGTTCGGCAATGCTTTCCATGCTATTTCCCCATCCGTGGGTTAATAAGTTCCATTTTCAAAGAACGACTTCTACACATCCATGTTCAAAGCCGTCCTTATTTTACTTCATTACAACATTAAGCTGCTTCTGCTACTTCCACACAAGCATCAACAACAGTTCCTGGCATTTCGAACTTCTTCCAATCTGTGGCATAAAAATCTTCAATAGAGAAGATAAAGTTACCTGCATTAGGATTTGGCACTAACATTATTTTCCATACATGTAACATTCCTGGAAGTATTTTTAAATAACCTTCAGATTCAGGCCATGCTTCTCTGTGCATTGCTTCACCAGATTTTAATAGTTCTAGGGCTTCTTGAAACAACATTGTTACTTCTCCTTAAGTTAAAGTTACGGTAAAACTGTTAATTGACACGACCCATTCGTAAACACAGGTTTATATACTTGATGACCGTCTGATGCCACGGCAAATACAAAGTCAGTAGGTAAAAGAT